TTCCAGTTATAAGGGCGGATTCTATATGCCAAACTATCAAGTTAGCTCCCGATTCGGGGCAAGACCAAAGGACAATGCTCCGTTCGTTTGTTCCCACGCTAAAACCGCAGAACGTATTTCGGAATACGTATATGGCACGTGCTATAGTGACACCTCTATAAATATCCGCATAATGAACGAATCAGCCACGTTACAAGATTGGTTTGACTATCTCGAAGCCCAATATGCCGCTGGTACGCCCGTGCAGATATGCGTAGAACTCGCAGAACCACGCACAATCCAGTTATCTCCACAGACCATCACCACGCTGGTGGGAACAAACAACGTCTGGTCTAACGCCGGAGCGGTCACAGTCGAATATGGAGCCTCGCCATACATCTTCTATAACGATACCGGATACCCAGCGAAGCCGTTGATCGTGATTACTGGTAACGGAACGGTTGGAGTCGGAACGCATCTGATAACAGTCGAAGGTGCGACGAGCCCAGTATACATCGACTGCGAATCGATGGAGATCTACACGGAATCGGGCGGAATCATATCGGGTGCATCTAGCCTGGTCTCGTTCAATACTAACGAGTTCCCTACACTTGAAGCGGGAGCGAACGGGGTGAGCGTGGGCTCTGGTATCAGCAGCGTCGTTATTACCCCGAGATGGTGGAGGCTATAAATGATTCCAATCCTATACGAAAAAACAGAAACGAAGTTCACGTCGAACGGTCTGGGAAGGCTCGCGGATTGTACGAGGTGCATCGTAACGGAAGAGAGAAACGGGATCTTCGAGTGCGAATTCGACTATCCCGTCTCGGGTTCTTTATTCGATGTGATCCAGATCGGACGCATCATCGGAGCGACACACGACGACAGTCAGAAGCTGCAGCCGTTTGACATATACGCGAAAAGTGAGCCGATCAACGGACTGGTCACGTTCCGGGCGCATCATATAAGCTACAGGCTCGGAGAGAACGCGGTCAAACCTTTCACGGCGACATCGTGTGCGCTGGCTCTAGACGGCATCAAGACGAACCTGATCAAGTCGGCTCCGTTCACGTTCTGGACGGATAAGGCGGTTCAGGGTGCTTATAACGTGGACGTTCCGAAGAATGCAAGGTCGCTACTGGTAGGTGAAGAGGGCTCTATCCTCGATGTGTTCGGCACGGGTGAGTATGAGTTCGACCGGTTCGAGGTCAAGCTGCATCTTCATAGAGGTCAGGACACGAACGCATCGATTCGTTATGGGAAGAACCTGGTCGACTTCACGAACGAGTATAACGCGGAAGAGACTTACACGTCGGTCGTCCCGTTCTGGCTCGGAGACGTCACTTCGGAACCGGAAGAGGGGAGTGAGGCTGAACCGGAGACGCAGACCGTACTGGTTACGCTTCCGGGCTGGACAGTCAACTCGGGCGAGTCGGTTCCTTCGGGCCGTGAAGTGCTGGCTCCATTAGACTTATCAGATGCGTTCGAGGAACCGCCAACGACGGCGCAGTTGCAGTCGATAGCAGAAGGCAGACTCGATTCTTCTAAGGCATGGCTCCCGAACCAGACCATGACCGTCGACTTCGTTCAGTTATGGCAGACGAAGGAGTACGAGAACTATGCGCCGTTGCAGAGGCTGAACCTGTGCGACACGTGCGGAGTGTTCGTTCCGATGTACGGCATCAGCGTAAGGGCAAAGGTCGTCAAGACGGAATACAACACGTTACTGGATAGATATGACTCGATGGAGCTTGGAGATAAGCCGGCTTCATACGCTGCGGTAATTGAGAAACAATACGACTCGAAAGTCGCCGGTGTAGAGGCTGGACTTCGAGCCGTTGCGGTCGATATAGGAACGGTTCAACAGGCCGCCGCTGCCGATGCCACACAAAAAGCTGATGCGGCGGAACAGGCCGCCATATCTGCAGCAAGTACTGATGCGACTACAAAGGCGAACAATGCGAAGAACCAAGCCATTTACAGTTCTAACGGCTACACGGACAATCAGATAGCATCTGCCAAGACCACCATCGAGGCGGACTATAACCAAGCCATTGCAGATGCGACTGACAAGATTCGAGGCGGTACGGGTGGCTATGTGGTCACAACGGTCAACGCTAACGGCCAGCCGATCGAGTTGCTCATAACGGACAACCTGAATCTGAACCGGGCGGTCAACGTGTGGAGATGGAACCAGGGCGGACTGGCTCATAGTTCGAACGGATACAACGGGCCGTTCTCGGATGTGGCGATAACTGCGGACGGCAAGATAAACGCATCGATGATTCTGACGGGTATCCTTCAGGATCCTAACGGGAACACGAAGTTCAATCTGACCGATGGGTCGCTGACGATAACAAAGGGGACGATAAATCTCGGTGATGGAAAATTCGTTGTTGATGACACCGGAAAGATTACGGCGTTATCGGGCGAGATTGCTGGGTTCACTCTTGAGACTGCCGGCACAAAACACTTCCTAAAATCGGAATGGGCGAAAACCGACGGGGCCATTCGGAGCGTCAGCTTGGGCGGTAATGATGACGGCGCAACCGTGAACGCACAACGACCAATCACGGTGCTCGGCAAAGACCCCGGCGAGGATTATAATCAAACCCTCTTCCAAGTTAGCCAAGAAGGATGGCTTACAAGCGAGACGAAGTACTACACTTCTAATGATAGCAAAACAATCTACAGTGGGATCAGGACAGGGAGAACCGGAACAAGAGAGTATTACGTTTCAATATACTCTAATTTCGACGACGACGAAGAGAATCACGCGACAACGCTTACTGTTCGTAGAGGTGCAATAAGCCTAACCAACGGCGCCGTTAACCTCTCGTTTCCGAGCGACCAAGCAAAAAAGACGTCAATCCCAAACCTTTGTATTGTGGGTAGCCGCGTTTTTGAGACCACATGGACAGGTTCGTCCAAGCACAACAAAAAAGACATAACCAAAAACATCGCAGACGCAACCGATCCGAAGCGCTTGTATGACGCCGAAGTCTATCAGTTCAAGTACAAGGACGACTATATCGATTCGGACGACCAGCGAGCGGGAGTTGACCTAGTTGGTTTCATTATCGAGCAGTTAGAAGAAGTTTATCCGACTGCAGTCGATAAGGACGATCCGAACGATTCCAAGTCATGGAGCTGGAATTCGGCGTATATTATCCCGCCGATGCTGAAACTGATACAGGAGCAGAAAAAAGAGATAGACGAGATGCGGGCGGAACTGGACGAGTTAAAGGCTGAATTAAACGAAGTTAAAGATTTGATAAAGGCGGTGAAAAAATGAGCTGGACAAAAGAAGAGTGGTTAGAGTGGGGCAGATGCGCATCTATCAGAGCAATAAAGACGAGCGCACAGACGGCGGCCGCTACGATAGGAACGGCGATGGCCCTGTCCGATGTAGATTGGAGGCTAGTCGTTTCGGCTTCGTTACTGGCTGGGTTGCTTTCACTTCTTACGAGCCTTGCCGGACTTCCGGAACTGGATAAGAAGAAGAAACGGATGGAAGGTGAAGACGACGAAGATTGCGAAGCTCTTTCTGCCGACGATCCGATCGCTGCATTAAAGGAAGAGGACGACGACGTCGAAGAGGACGACGAGGCCGATGATGATCTCGAGGATCCCGATGACGACGAAGTCCTTCCACAATAGGGAGGTGAGGGCGTGCAGAAAGCATTATTCCCAATGAAGAATCATCGAGTTAGTTGCGCTTATAACAAGGGTGTGCACCGTAAACACTCAACCGGTTCACCGAAAGACTACCCGACGGATCTGGCCGGTGCTGATTCCGGCCGAGACTGGTTCCGTGCTCCATGCGACATGATCGTGCTGAGGCGGTACACACAGGCCAGCCATGCGATTTGGCTCCGGTCTGTTAACAAGGTCGAGACTCCGAACGGGGTGGGTTACCTTTACATCATGTCGGAGCATCAGGACAACAAGGAGATGAAGCCGGTTGGCAAGATCTACAAGCAGGGAGAAAAGTGTTTCAGGGAAGGGCGCAACGGAAACGCAAGCGGAAACCATCTCCATGTATCGTGTGGCTTCTCCAAGAAGAAGAAGCCGCTCAACGGTACCGGCTGGAAGAGAAACAACAAAGGCGCCTGGGTGCTGCATATCCCGGGCGTGACAAATATCACAATCAGCAAGGCATTTTTTAAGGAGAATGCGTAATGACATACGAGATATTGATCGGAGCGCTCGGACTGATCGGGCTCCTGGCGGTGGTGGTCAAGCCATTGATTAACCTGAACCAAAACATCACATCGCTAACAATGAGCGTGAACCAATTAAAGGACGTGCTCACAGAACTCAAAGAGAGAGTGACGACTCATGGAAGAGAGATCGACGAGATCAAGGAGAAACTCGTCGACCACGAAGCCAGATTGAAGGCACTCGAGAAATAGGCGGGCCGGAGACGGTCCGCTGGGTCGCCTCCTTTAACCTATATAACGTTAGACGCAGAAAACCCGGGGCTATATGCTCCGGGTTCTTTGCGTTGTAGAAACGAGGCTCTAATTTTCGATTTGAGCCGTTTTTATTCTGGATAGGTGTAGTTGGTCAGTTCGAATCTTTCTCGATGATAGCGAGTGAGTCTGCCGCCAAATCCGCGAAGTTACGGACGTCTTCCGGAACGTCGATGTAGTGCTTCGGCGCTTTATGCTCTGCGTAAGGGAACATGATCCATTTAGCGCGCTTCGTATATTTGAACCTGGCGAAGTCCCAGTCGCCGATCGCGGCCGTCACGTAGTTGTCAGATCTGCGTACCAGCCGAAGCCGTTCCGGATCTGATACCACGCTCTGGAGCACTTCGAAGATCTGCGTTT